AAGAAAAACGAATGGAAATTTTTGAAACGCTTAGCGTTCTAAACAAAATGCACAAGCTCCTTGACGAGTTTAGTGCCCACAACGAACATTTATTTGATAAACAGGATATACAATAATGAAACAATTCGTAGGCAAGGTACACACCTCAAAAGTCCCATTCATGGATGGCGAAGTGGAGATCAAGAAACTCACAGTAGGTGATGTTAAAGCCATTGAAGCCAAGACCAAAGAAATTCAAGCTCGTGAAGAAGAAGACCAAGACCAATTAGAAATTCTGCGCTTTGTAATGCGTAGATCCGTTGTTGGAGCAGAAGACTTAACGGACGAAGAGTTCGAAGGTTTCCCTATTTCTGAATTGACTTCTCTCTCTGAAAAAGTAATGGGCGTAGCTCCTGCTGGTAAAGCGGGAAACGTATAACAGATGCTGAAATGTGGATGTTTGAGCTAGCATTCGCTCTTAGAATGCCAATGTATCAGTTAGAGGATGAAATGCCCCAAGCAGAGCTATTAATGTGGGCCAAGTTCTTTGAAGCCAGACCCATTGGGTGGCGCGAAGATCACAGAGCCGCAATGATAATCTCTTCAAGTGGAAATACAAAAGCTAAACCTCATCAGATATTTTCTAGCCTAGCCCAGATGAACAAGTGGGAAGAAGAAAGACCAGACGAAGAACTTATAAACAAGTCTTTACGAACCTCCGTATTTGGAGCAATGTTAGAAACAGCATTAAAAGAAAAGAAAGGACAATAAGATGGCAGCAAAGATAAGTATTCGAATAAAGAATGTAAAAGAAGAGTTCAAACGTTTAGATGATGAACTACTGAAAGAAGTAAATCTTGCTTTGCGAATCTCATCCTTTCAAGCATACGCAGCATTACAACTGGCAACCCCGGTGAAAACCGGGCGAGCTAGAGCCTCGTGGAATTTATCTGCTTCCGCAAATAACTTTTCACAAGGTGATGGTTCTATCGGGATATTACCACCCCCTAGTACCACTAAATTTGACACTTTGTATTTGTCTAACGGTGTACCCTATATCACCGACCTAAACATGGGAAATTCACAACAAGCCCCTTCTCGCTTTATCGAGAAAACCGTATCACGTTTCTTCAGCTCCCAAGGTGCTGTTGTAACAGTTAAATAATTCCTCGCCCTCGATGGTGTCTTCTGCCTAGAATAGGTGGCCGATCCATCGGGGGTCTTTTAATTTAAGCAAATACAAGGATAAAAATGAAACACACACACAAGAACTATAAGGGGAGATAGGTATGTCTATCGAATTAGAGGTTAAATCGAACTCTAAACAAGCTCAAACAGACCTTCGTACCTTAAATAGGTCAGTAGATAAGATTACTGCTACAACCGAGAATGCCACTAAAACGCTTCAACGTTTAGCAATCGGGGCTACCGCTTTATTTGCGACGATAGGCGTCACTAAAAGCATAACCGGGGTTACTGATAGCTACAGAAGACTGGAAGCACGAATTTCGCTTACCAACAACTCCTTACTGAAACAAGAATTCGCGTTTAGGCAAATAAATAAAATTGCCCTTGAAACCCGTTCTTCACAAGAAGGCCTCGCAGATCTCTACTCTAGAATAGGTAGAGCAACCAAGATTCTTGGTGTAGAGCAGAAGACTGTAATTAGTGTAACTCGCTCTATTGCCAAGGCTATCACCATCTCTGGTGCTTCAGCTGAATCCGCTAACTCTGCTATTGTGCAGTTAGGTCAGGGTCTTGCTGCTGGCGCACTAAGAGGACAAGAATTAAACTCTGTAATGGAGCAGACTCCCGCCGTAGCGCAAGCTATTGCTAGGGGGCTTAACATAACTCTTGGGGAATTGCGTCAGTATGCTAACGAAGGTAAGCTAACCGCTGCGGCAGTTGTAAAGGCACTAAAAGGGCAAGCAGACGAGATCGACAAAGAATTTGCTAGGGTTCCAGTTACTTTTGCTCAGGGTCTAACCGTTCTATCTACAGGATTCGGTAGACTAGTTAATGAACTTGACTTTGTAGCAGGCGTCACCGGAAGAAGTACTCGCAATCTTGTCAGGCTAGGTACCACTTTAAATAGTGTTGCGAGACCGTTAGCTAACAGCTTAGACACCGCTATTACCTCAATATCAAATTTCGGAGCCTCCCTTGCACCAATTAACTTGGCAATAGGTAGCGTTATTAACTCCCTTGCTAATCTGGGAAAATCTACTTCCGAGGCTTTCGGTTTCGGCAGCTTAGTTAACCAGTTAGGCGGCATTGAAAACTTATTCGCCTCAATTAAGAGGGCTATAAACAACATTATACCTTCTGTTCAAACTGTAGCATTCGCATTACAAATTGCTGCTAATGGCATTAATGCTTTTGCTAAAAACATTAGTAGGGCCTTAGCACCTATCCGCGACTTCACAAACAAAGTGGCAGGGTTCTTTTATGACCTGTATATAGAGGTTGTAGGTAATTCTACGTGGCCTGACTTAATTGATGGAGTCATAGCATACAGCGGTAAAATCATAGACGCGCTAAAGCCTATTCAAAACTTTGCCGCCGCTGTTGCAACAGAGTTTTCCACGCTGTTCGAACAATTTAATAAGACAGTTACTGTTAACAAGCTAGAGAGTTCAATTCAAAAAATCATACATTTTTTTGTAGAGGTTGCTGACTCCGTTCAAACATTTTATGAAAATTTAGATGAAAAAGTTAAACTGGCTATTAAGGTAATGTTGTTTTTAGTTAGCCCAGTGATAACTACCACAATTATTATTGTTAGAAACTTTGACCTCATCAGAGAAACCATAAACAATGCATTAGACTCCTTAAGAGCTAATGGGTTTGTTAACCAACTTTATATAATTAAGGCTGCAGTTCTAGAGCTCTTTAACACTATACGTAAAACTGTTCGTAATGCCTTTGAAGGTCTTGAAGGTGTTGGTTCTCAGTTAGAGAGTATCATCTTGAGAGCCTCGAATAATATAAGCAATATTCTCGCCTTAGCAATTGGAGCGGGTCTTTTAGCAGCTATTGCCGGTGCCAGTGCTGTATTTATTAGTCTCGGTCTTATTGTGTTTAGTGCAATTTCAAGTGGGCTAGATAATGGAATTGGCGCTCTTGAAACCTCACTAGGAGAACTTGCTAAGACTGCGGGGGCTTACGTTGGGCTCTTTATTGCCGCTATTTTAGTATCCCTCCCAGACGCAGGTGCAATCATTGGGCAATTCCTTCAAGGTGTTTTAGTAGGCATAGTCCAAGCGATACCTTTTATTGGAACACAACTAGGGGCAGTTGTTAACTATGTCCTAGATAAGTTTAGAGGGCTATTTACAGCCGTAGGTACAATATTTGTTGCCGGGTGGTTACTTAAGGCCTTCGGAGTTGGAAAAGGTGGAATAGCACTCTTAGTTAAAGCATATTCATTAATTGTTGTATTAACCACTAAATTCTTCGGTACTCAAGCTGCCGTGGCTGCTAGTGGCGGGGCTAGTCTTGTAGCTACAAATAAGCTCACTTGGGGCACAATGTTACTCACTACCCGCACAGCTAGTGCTGGGATGCTGGCCTCTGTAACTGCGAGCTTCGCAGCTATGAACGCTAGAATTGTTGCAGCCTTTGTAATCGCAAAAGCTACTGTTATTGGAGCTTTCGCAGCAATGTCTGCCGCAGTCACAAGCTTCACTATTGCTATGTCTACTAGATTCCTCGCATTTGTAGCAGTAGTAACAGGAGGTAGTCTCCTTGCTGGTATAACCGCTATTGGAAGCGCGATGGTTGCTGCTGTTTTAGCGGTTAATGCCGCACTACTCACACTCTTGCTCAACCCTGTTTTCCTGACAATTGCCGCACTCACTACTGCTGTAGTTGCTGGAGGAGCCCTAGGCGTCCATCTCTTCGGAGAAGGAGATACCTTTAGTAAAAAGTTAGATAGTGCAGCTAGCGGCTTAAACGACATTATAACGTCTGCCACTGGCGCAAGCTTAGACTTCTTAGTTCCTAAGTCTATAGCGGCTGAACCCGGTCCCCTTCAAGGGCCATTGATTCCAGGTGTAGCTATTGGTGAGGAAGCCCCTGACCTCTTAGCTAATAGCAAGGATAGTCTTAAAGACTTCTTTAGTGAACTTAAGTTTGGTTTTGAAGGTGTTGACTTTGGCGGTCTATTGACTGAAACAGTTGAGAAAGCAAAGACACCACTAGAATCCCTTCGTGGAATCATTTCTAGCTTCGGTGTTGACATATCTGATGAATCATTCCTTGGCATACGCACTTCTGTAGCTGCTCAAGTTACTACTTTAGCTGAGAAGGTATCTAAGCTACGAACTAAAATAGCTGAAACAGTAGGTATTACCGCTGAACAAGAAGCCAATATTCTTACCCAGATCAATGAAGCTACTAAGTCTAGTAAGAGCTTATTAGAGGTAAGCGCAGCAAATACGGATACACTTAGAGAAGCAGGTTATTCACTAAAAGAGATTCGTCAATTAAGCGATGAGCAATTAGCAAACTTACTAGCCCAGTTATCGGCAAATAAGAAAATTGTAGCTGAACGTGTTGATGTTGCGAAACAGTTAAAGGCCCTTCAAGCTGCTGGATTCACAGGTGATTTCGGTGATCTTGAAGCGTTACCAGAAGCATTAAGCGATAAGTTAAAGACCTTATCAGATAGTATTTCAGCTATCTCAGGTCAAAATCTTATCACTGCTGAAGAACAATTAAGACTTGAAGCTTATCGAGACGAGTTAGTTGCCATTAATGATCAAATATTGTATGCGGAATCACTTAGTGAAACCTTCCGAGAAGGGTTTGCTTCTGCATTTAAGGATGTTATTACTGGCGCTGAGTCAGTAGGAGACGCTATTCTAGGTCTTTTGACTAAAGTTGGTGATCAGATTCTTGAGAAGGGTATTTCTAACTTTACTGATAGTTTACTTGGTGAGAAAGGCGAAGGCGGTTTTGGCGATCAAGTCGGAGCAGCAGGCGCAAGTATCACCGGCCTATTTGGTAAAAAAGAAGGAGAAGGTGCAATCGGCGCTGGTCCTAATGGAACAGACGCTCTCCCTCTTTCAGTTAAAGTTGTACAAGGTGCTGCCGGTGGAGCTCTTGGTGATGCTATCTCTCCATTTTCAAGTGATGATGCGTTAAAGCCCAAAGATGCGGCTACGCCAATTACGGATAAGATCGATCCTCTCGCGGGGATGGGGGATACTGCCGGTGAAGATCCAGCAGAAGCTGTCAAAGAAACTACGCTATCATTAGGTGGTTTAACTACTATGGTAGACCAAGCCACAGGAGGAGTACTTAGCTTCGGGAGTAATATCCTTAGCTCTATTGCTTCTATCTTCGGATTCTCCACCTC